GCTTAGTATGAGCGACGCTGCACGGTCGAGAAAAGCTCCCTCTATATTTCGACTGGGCTCATTGTGGGCCCTAAGTCGGATATAGCCACCCACCTCGGCCTCATTAAGAGGCGAGGTCTCTGCGGAATGCCGGATGTCCATTTGGTATATGGATCCGGATTTTCAGTGAAATACTGAAACAAAGCAGAGTTGTCTTCGATCGGAAGCTTTTGTTGACTGTTTATTGAACAGTGAACAAGCACTTCGTCTCGCTGTAGATCAGGATTCCACCGGGTACGAAACCCGGTAGTATCAGGACCTAGAAACGAGATGTAACCGAAGACTCCTGAGCACATGTGTACCGTGGGGATTGCAAATCTCCTCGGTATGGTCGACGCTAGTCGATCTGCTGCCGTTAGCAGGAACTTCTTGTAGAAGTTATTTCTGCACGCGACAGTACTAGCTAGTGCCTCAGGATTGCCATCGTTGAACATGCGCCAATACGCCGGAGTTATATCAACTCCGTCAAAGGCGTCGACACCGCAAGACTCTCTGAAACGTCCGTTCCAGAAAGACTTTTGTGTGTTAACCTTAAAGTGTAGAACTTCAAGGGCTTCAACGAAAAGCTCCCGAACTTCGACGGGGACTATTATGTCGTCCCCGAAGACGGCCACCTCGTCCCGTAGACTTTCTACTGATCGAAGGCTATTACTAAGGTTTCTACAAGCCATTGTAGTTGCCAAAGCAATAGACAAGAAAAGTAGACTCTCTACGGGAAAAGTAACGGCGTTACCCATAGTTGAGAATTTTCTCAACCGTATCTCTCTTGGCACCTTGTCGGTGACTGACTGAGATACTGACTGGGTCCGAGATGCACGAAGGCAACGCAAGAGTTTCGGGTTACCCCGAAACAATTGCCCTACTGCATGACAGGTAACTCGATCGCTAGCCTCGGATAAATCCACGGTAGCGAGTGTGTTAGCCTTAGATCCAAGAAGGCACAATCGTTGATTCAACCTTTGATCGCGGAAGCGAACAAAGTTGTTAATCCACGAGCGTGCACACTTCTCATCGAAGTAGTGCCAGATGTTTTGTTGGCACCACTGTTTCGAGCTCGGTTCCGCGGCTATTAACCGCGGTTTCGAGTGAGTCTTTGGGACACACACAAGACGAGACGATATTTCTTGCGAAGATATCACCTCGTTAGATCGAACCCTATCTACCCAGCTGCTATAGTTGTGAAAACCATAGTCAGCGATTGGGAACTCGGATTCCAGGGCATCGGACCAGTTAGTCCAACAGTATTTGTTGGCTGGACCCCGATACTCTGAAACAGCGCCCGGGCCGTGACTGAACTGCCATGAGCTAGGGTCATAAGGCCCTAGCGTCGCAGTAACAAGGCTAGACACGAAGTCAAGCCTTGCCAGGACATCCGACAGAGCAGCCCGGTAAACCGGGTTGCAGCGCTGAACGCGCTCAGCATAAATCGCCGACTTCCCGAATCCTCGGTAAGAAAGCGAAATAGCACT